CGATGTTATTGGTAATGTGGATGGTAATCTCGAAGGTGATGTAACTGGTAACACTAACGGTCTTCATACAGGTAATGTTATAGGAGATGTCACTGGTGATGTCACTGGTAACACTAACGGTCTCCATACCGGTAATGTTATAGGAGATGTTTTTTCCTCAGATGGTATTAATAAGATATTAGATAACGGTACCAATGGAACCGATGCCACCTTTGTGGGAACAACCACAGGTTATCATAATGGTAATGTGACAGGAAATGTAGTTGCGTCCGATGCCCCCTATCCTATTATTCTCAATAACGGAACAGATGGGACAGATGCAACTTTTCAGGGCGATGTATTAAATTCCGATTCATCAATAGTTGTGAATGTTGGCTCTAATGCAATTCCAGCCGAATTTACCGGTAATTTAATAGGTAATGTTAATGGAAATACAGTAGGCGTCCATACAGGAGAATCAAATGGTCTTCATACAGGTGATGTCACTGGTGATGTAACAGGTGATACTTTTGGTATCCATACAGGTAACGTTGTTGGTAACGTATCAGGTGACACCAGTGGTCTCCATACCGGGAACGTTGTTGGTAATGTAACAGGTGCAACTAACGGTCTTCATACCGGTAATGTTGTTGGTAATGTGACAGGTAACCTCGAAGGTGACGTAACCGGAGATTTAACTGGTGATACTTTTGGTACTCATACTGGTAGTGTTTTTGGTGATGTTACAGGTAACCTTAGCGGGGACACTGTCGGTACGCATACCGGTAGTGTTATAGGTAATGTATCTGGAAATTTGACGGGTAATGTTACTGGTGATCTTGACGGTAATGTATTGAATGAAGATCTCACCATAATCCTTTCTTCTGGTTCTGATGTAACTCCTGCGGTGTTCGTTGGTAATGTGACAGGGAACGTGACAGGAACGTTAAATGGAAACTCAAACGGTCTTCATACAGGTAATGTCACTGGTGATGTAACTGGTGATACTTTTGGTATCCATACAGGTGATGTCGTTGGTAATCTCACTGGAGCATCAAATGGTCTTCATACTGGCGACGTTATTGGTAACACTAATGGTCTTCATACAGGTAATGTTGTTGGTAATGTAACAGGTAATACTACTGGTAATATTCTTTCTGATAACGGCTTGGTGACAATACTTAGTAACGGAGTATCACCTGATGGTGCTGATGCTATCTTTGTTGGTAGTGTAAACGGTAATGTAACAGGTAATACCTCGGGTATACATACAGGAAAAGTGGTAGGCGACCTTGACGGTAATGTATTAAACGAAGATCTCACCATAATTCTTTCTTCTGGTTCTGATGTAACTCCTGCAATTTTTGTTGGTAATGTTACAGGGAACGTGACCGGTGATCTTGATGGTGATGTAAACGGTAACGTTACAGGCAACACTTTTGGTATACATACCGGAGATGTTACAGGTAACGTAACTGGTGATACTTTCGGTTCACATACAGGCTCGACCAATGGTCTTCACACAGGTAATGTCGTTGGTAATGTAACAGGTGACACCACAGGAACACACATAGGACCTGTTACCGGAGATGTTACAGGTAATCTTGTTGCGGCTATGACAACTGCCCATGATATGTCGGTTAGTGACATAGATGCTGTTAGTGTAACAACAGGTTCACTCTCAACCTCATCTGTTAATTCAAGTTTCATCCCTTCAAGTCCTTTTAACTTGGGTTCAGCTGTTAATTCTTGGGGTGATTTACATATTAGTAGAATATTAGGTGCTGTTAATATAGAATCGACCGTTGCCACAATTGGAACATTAAACGTATCTTCGATTAGCGGCGCAACTCTGACAGGATCATTTATAGGAAATTTAACAGGTGACGTTGATGCTGATATGGTTACAGCAAACACTTTGACAGGAAATTTCAATGGTAATATTGAGGGTGATACGACTCAGGTGACTTCTGGATGGGATCTGGTTAACGGAGTGGGATCAGCTAATGCGTTTGATGTTGTCGGTGGAGTTAGTATCGGAAAAAATTTAACAGTATCAGAAAGTGTTATGGTTGGTGGGGGTGTTACTGTAACAGGTGACGTTTTAGCGAATAATCTAGACTTTGCTAATTTCAACTCAGATATCATACCTGTCACTGATGATACATACAATTTAGGGTCTCCTACTCATAGATGGTCAAGCGTAAACGCGAATCAAATAACTGTTGATACCTTAGCGTTTAGCTTACTGTCCGGTGATATCATGGGTGACGTTCAATCTGGGAATGGTGATATCGTTCTTGATAACGGGGTTGACGGAACCGATGCAACTTTTCAGGGTGATATAATTTCTCCTGATGGGACGACAATCTTTAGTAACGGTGATCTTATTGATGGTTCTGATTCTTTATTAACAAGTAATGTAATAGGTAATGTAACAGGGGGTATTACGGCAACTTCACTGAATGTTACTGGTAATATCACATCAAATATTATACCGAATGTTACAAACACCTATACATTAGGTGACAATACCCATAGATGGGCTAATGTATATACCGGAACAATAACATCAGGGACAATTATTTCTACAAGCATCATAGGTACTGTTATTGGCGATTTAACTGGTGATTTGATTGCTATAACAACAAATGCTGTTAATATAACAACAACAGGTGATATTAATGTTGGTGGGACGTTAACATCTGATATTATTATAACACCACAACTTGACGGTAATATCAAGGGTAATATTTTAAATTCTGATGATGTTTTCATTTTTAACAGTGGCGGTAATGGAAATGATGCTGAGTATACAGGCAACGTAACCGGTGATATAAGGTCTGGTAACGGTGTTGTTATATTAGATAACGGGTCTGATGGTACTGATGCAGTTTTTGTAGGTAATCTAACAAAGACAACAGGTGTTAGTGTTACGAGTGTATCAAACTCAGTGGATCAATATACAGGCGCTCTTAGGGTTGCTGGTGGTATTTCACTGGAAAAAGATATATGGATTGGAGGAACTGCACACGTTCTTGGTTCATTCATACTCTCAGGTGCATTCAGTGTCCCTTATGCCACGATAGTTCAGGCTGAAATTACAAGTACAGCATCATCATTTGATAAAAATACAGGGGCTTTGGTTCTTACACACGGAGGTCTTGGTGTTGAAGAAAATGCCAACATAGGCGGTTACGTCACTATAGGCGAAACTCTCGATGTCATTGGTTCTACATATCTTCACAGCACGTTAAGAGTTGACGGTTCTGTTGATATAAACAATTACATTGACATAGATATAACTGGCGCTCCGGGTGACGCATTTTCACTTAACACTGATGGTTCTGTTACATTCGTTAACAATTCGTTTGATATAGACAGTAACGATGTGATTGGTATTGATACAGACACAACCCTTACACTAACAGGTACAACTAATCTCGATATAAATGGTGGAGATGTAACTTTTGACAGCACTGGAACTATGGTTATAGGTTCTATAGGGTCAACTACTATAACATCGGGTGATACTTACAGTATAACCGCAGATAATCAACTTAACATCACAAGTACAGTTGGAGATTTGTGGTTGTATTCTGGTGACAATTTTAAAGTGGTAGGCTATAACACACTTAATATTGAAAGTCCTGTCTCAACCATCGGATTAAATAATACTCAACTTCTTAACATAACTTCCAAGGTTAATAGTAATATTATACCAAGCGGTACAAATACGTTAGATATTGGTGGTGTTGGAGAAGCTTGGAGAGATTTTTATGTTAACAGAGTATTAGTTGAAGGTGGTAACACAACAACTAATAACAACACAGGAGACGTTATTGTTATCGGTGGTATTGCGACCCAGAATAATTTATGGGTTGATGGTAACACTGATATCATTGGAACACTTGATGTTGTAAGTAATACAACTATTGGTGGAACACTTGATGTTGTAAGTAATACAACTATTGGTGGAACACTTGATATATCTGGCATCACAACCATAACAAATACAACACAATCAGTAGATGTTGCTACAGGTGCGTTGGTTGTTGATGGTGGTGTGGGTATAGCGAAAAATGTATTCATAGGTGGTAATATAGAAGCCGGTGATATTACGGCACATATAAGTTTTCATGGTCAATTAATCGGAAATGTCATTGGTAATGTTACAGGAACTCTTGATGGTGATCTTCTCAACATGGTGACACATGGTGTTGCAATGGAGCTTGCTGATTATTTAGCTGTTGGTACATCACTAAGTGTTAATGGTATCTCAACACTAAATGATGATCTTTATGTTGATGGTAATACAACAGTTACCGGTAATTTAGATGTTATTGGTGATCTTATTGTTCAGGGAACTCAGACAATAATTAACACCGAAACTATAACTTTACAAGATAATATGATCATCTTAAATAATGGTCAAACTGGTATTCCATCTACATCACTGGTATCAGGATTTGAAGTTAATCGTGGAACAGAAGATAATTATAGATTTATGTTCCGTGAAACTGATGACACTTTCCGTGTTGGTGCCGGGTTCTTATCAATAGAAGTTTCGCCGGGTGAAGGGGCTTTATTCCAAGTTGGTGAATTGGTAACAGATATAACCACAGGTGCTTCTGGTACTGTAATATTAATTACAGGTGATATTCTTGATATTAATAAAACAGCCAATACAGCTGATTTTGTAAACGGAAACACTATTGATAGTGCAAGTGTAGGAGCATCATCAACTATAGTATCAGTTATATATGGTGATCAAACACAAGCTGTTGCGACAAGAGAGGATGTACCTCTTGATACTGGTATTGCGACATGGGATTCATCACAACAAATGTTTGTCGCCCTTTTATGGGAAACAGCGACTGATGCAATGGAGTTGATTCTTGGTCGTAAATATATTGTTGATGATTCAGTTTCCACGTTAACATTACCTGCATCACCGTCAGAGGTCGGGCAAATTGTGACATTAAAAGACCTTGATGGTGTTTGGTTTTCTAACCCGGTAACACTAGGATCAAATGGTAACAACATTATGGGATCTGTACAAGATATAATTCTTAATGTCACAGGTGATACCCTTGAATTAGTGTGGTCTGGTAATGTTCAGGGATGGATAATTTTATAAATAAAGAGTAGGAGATAATATATGTTATACCTGAGTAATTTTAAGACGTACCCGAAGGTTGTTACAAATAACCAAACGTCAGGTACCGTGACTATTGACTCGCTTGATGCGAGTATGTATAGGATGATTAAATATGACATTTTGATAGAAGATTTTTATACAAACTCTATATATCAAGGTCGATTTACAGTAACACATGATAGTTTGGACACTATAGTATCAGGGTTTGATTTGGTTATAGGGGGTGTTGATATAACATTAGATGCTGTTTATACAACAATCGTGGACTATTATCCAACGGTTATAGATATTAATCTAACCTTTCCTGCTAATTTTAACGGAAGTTGGTCATTAACCAAAGAAGTTTTTATAAATATTTCAAATATACAACGTGATGGATTTGATGGACCTGGAGATGGTCTTTTCCCCGGTCCTTACTTGTATCCGAACAATAGTTAATACAGGAGGAACAATAAATGTCTTACACAAAAACAACATGGGTGGATGGTCCTGGTGGTGGTACACCAATCAACGCTGTCACTTTAAATAATATCGAGGACGGTATCGAATCCGTTGAAATGAAGTCTGTAGGAGGGTGGGTCACAAAAACATTTGCGGATGATGGTACAAGTATCGTACCATTTCAGAAAGTTTTTGTTGATACAACAGGCGGAGCATTTGGTTTGGTATTACCTCTTACACCCGAAAACGGAACGACTGTTAAATTTGTTGATGTTAAAAGTAACTTTTCAACAAATAAGTTCACTATAAATGTGGGGGCAGGGGTTCTTTTGATGGGTGTAGCTGATGATTTCCTTGACCTTGTATCTGATAATGATTTTCTTGATATTACATATTTCAGTGCCGACGATAATTGGGTTGTGACAAACAAACCATAAAAATAGATCATAAATTATTCTTTTTATAGATAATATAATAAAACTCATAGTGGAGGTTTGGAAGCTATGTCAAACATAGATTTTAAAGTAAAAAAAGGTATTAATGTTAATAATGGATTGTTTGTGGCGAATGAACACGGAGTCCACATTAACAATACTCCCGTCACAACACAAACAGATATTAATAATCTCAAATCAACATTGGATGCTGATATATCTAGCGTACAAACACAAGTCACAACTATACTTGATAAAGGTGTTGACACTCTAACTGAATCTGAATTAACCCAATTAAATAACATTGATTCAACCACAATATCATCCACTCAATGGGGGTATGTTGGTACATTGGATCAGGGTTTAACTACTAGAACCAGAACAAACTTTGGTGGTCTTACTATCAAACCCGTTGTTGTTGATAGTAGTTTACCGGAATTCTCTTTAAGGGGTTTACAAAATCAGGCTAGGAACCTGTTGGAGATAAAAGAACCTGTATCTGTCAGTGAAAATGTCATCTTAAGTATTGAGTCGAGTGGTCGCATGATCTTTAATAACTATGAGGATCAACAGGCTTTTTCTATAACTCAACATACGGATAATGGCGTATTAGAATTAAATAATACCCCTACAAGTTCGGGTGGATCATTTTTAACAATATATAATAATAGTGATATGTGGGGTGATGTATTTATTGATTGTATATACACTTTAACAGGAGATTCTCTATTTACTGTTGACGGATCAGGTAATGTTGCAGCTAATAGCTTAGATGTTACTACTGATATCATACTTAAAGGTGATAATAATGCAACATCAATGATTATAGATTATATAGGTACTGGTGGAGAAGGTGGTTATGGTTACATTAATCTTACGTATGATGAGCCTTCTGATCTACGAATACAAACTGGTGTCACTAATTATGTAACAATGGATGGTGGTTTAAGTGTTGCGGGTAATGTTATATCTGGTACATGGAATGCTACTGCTATCGGCGCTACTTACGGAGGTACGGGACAAACATCATATACTGTTGGTGATATTATTTATGCTGACACAACAACAACATTAACCGTACTACCAGATGTTGATGTAGGTAGCGTGTTGATATCAGGTGGGGAGGGTGCAATCCCTTCATATGGCAAGGTTGATTTAACTTTACATGTCTCTGGTACATTGCCTGTCACGAGTGGAGGTACGGGGTTATCTACTGTTGTCTCGGGTGACATTATATACGCAAGTGCTAATGATACTATATCATCACTTGCGAAGACGGTTGATGGTCAGGTATTAAATCTTAGTTCGGGGTTACCTTCTTGGACTGATTCTATTAGTGTTAGAGAACCTTGGGTTGTTATTACAGCAACCGCTGATTCTACAACAGCGGATGATTTTACTGCACTTCCTAACAAAAAATATATGGTTGATAGCAATCTGAGAACGGGTGGTTTTATTACTATGACTCTTCCTACTTTGACTACAGAGGTTGGAACTACCGTCACTGTTACGGACATGAAAGGTGATTTTGCTGTTGCCGGTACAAAAAATGTTATATCTAATGTTACAACAATAAATGGATTAAGTCAGGCATGGGAATTTGATATTATTAATTCAACAACTCAATTGGTTTGGACAGGTGTGGATTATGGATGGAAGGTAATATCTGTTCAATAATAAAATATGATATTTATGAGTAATTTAAAATATATAAATAACAACAAACTCTAATGACTGACTGATTAAGTTCAGGTTTCTCTACCTAACCTTTCGGGGAAGAGTAACACAGATTAGAGATAGAAGGGAATAAATTATTGGAGAAAGGATATGAAATTTTACGGAATAGACGTACAGGGTTATTTTAAATTAAAGGAGTATGTGGATCTATTACCTATTTATGACGGTGAAATTCACCGCAGAGATTTAGTTTATCTCAATGATAGTGTTTCGGGTAATGATAGAATATATATAGGGGGGAGAAGAGCAGGAAATTGGGTTGAAGTCATAACATCCCAAATCCTTAATAATAATTATTATACAGTAGACGCATCAAATTTGAAATTTTTATCAACATCAAATACTGGTGTGTTAGACGCGGATCAATGGATTGGTAAGGTTGTATTTGACCCTACACAATCAGGTTCTTATGTCATACCTTCAGGTTCAACTATCTGTAATGTTGCTAATTCAGGTGTATTTTATAATAATGCACAAGGGGCCAATCAGGTTGTGAAACGAGATTCTTCTGGTGATATATTTGCCAATATCGGACACTTAACTGCAACTGCTGCTCAATATGCTGACTTAGCCGAAAAATATACATGTGATGAATCTATCCCTACGGGCACTGTTATGGAAGTTGATTTTAATTCAGATGACGAGGTAGTTGAATGTCAGTTTGAATTATCAACATCCGTTGTTGGTATAGTATCAGATAATCCTGCATATTTAATGAACTCTTCAAGTGAAGGTTTACCTATAGCATTAACAGGTAAAGTTCCTGTGAGGATAATTGGATCAATTTCAAAGGGTGATTTTATCGTTTCCGCTGGAAATGGGTTAGCTCGTAAAGGACATAAATTAGAACTTCTCTATAAAATTGGTATAGCTTTAGAAAGTAATCTCGTTGATGAAGAAAAGTTAGTAACATGTATTATAAAATAAAATGTATTGGAGTAAAAAATGGGATGGCTGGCTAAACTAAAAAATAAAGATACTCCTATAGAAAGAATTGATGAGCAGTTGGATGCATTCAAGCCTAGACGAGAGAGAGCCTCAACAAAAAAGGCAAAATCTGGTGAAGGTCTTGAGGATATGGATTTTATCCTACAAGGTAATTACAATGCCTTGGGATTTAATAGCTTTTATCGTACATATATAAACAAAACCTTTCAAAATGAGTTGGAGCGTCTTAAATATTATCGTGAAATGTCACAATATCCAGAGATTGCTGATGTTATAGAAGATGCCGCCATGGAATCTACTCAAGAAGACTACGAAGGGCGTACCGTTAGATTAGAGGTCATCGACGAAGATTTTGCTTCTAATAAAAACATTGTAACAAATTTGCAGAAAGAATTCAACGATTTGTTTTACAAGAAGATGAAAATTAAATGGGAAATGTGGAACCTGATGTATAACTATTTTGTTGACGGTAAGGTTTATTTTGAACATTTGATTAATAAAAATCGACCTAAACAGGGAATTATAGGAATAAAAAGATTGCCTTCGGAAACAATGGATTTTGTATATGATCCGGTTACAGGGGAAATTGTTGCCTATTATCAGTATTTGTCACTCAAACCAAGGCAACAACCACCTACAGTTGAAGATGCAATTAAAGATCCTAATATTATTGTATTTTATCCAGATCAAGTATCATTGGTACATTATGGATATCAAGGCGAGACTAAACGCGAGTTTCTTGGTTATCTCGAAAAAGCCAAACAACCATATAACAATTTAAGACTTCTTGAAACCTCTGTTGTTATATATCGTTTAATTCGTGCCCCTGAGAGATTCGTATTTTCAATTGATACGGGTAATATGCCTAAAGATAAGGCTATGAAATATGTAGAGAAGATGAAGCAAAAATTTCAGAAAAAACAAACATATGATGCTGGTACTGGTAAATTAACAAATGAACCAGAAGTGTTTTCGATTCTTGAAAATTTTTTCTTACCCCAATCAGCTGATGGTCGCGGTTCAAGTGTTGATTCTGTTGGGGGAAACCCTAGCGGTTTTGCTGAGTTAGATGATTTGTATTACTTTCAAAGAAAAATGTATAAATCATTAAAATATCCAGCTTCGCGTGTAAGTTCATTACAGGAACGTGCAGAATCAGACATACTTTTTAATAACGGTCAAATGGGGGAAATAACTCGCGACGAAATTAAGTGGGCTAAATTCCTTGAAAGACAACAGATGAGATTTTGTAATGAATTTCTTAATCTATTTTTAATACACTTGGATTTAAAAGGTCTAAAGAAACAATATGATGTAAGTGAGGATAAAATAAGAGTTACTATGACCTCACCTAACCAATATCGTGATCATATGAGACAGGGCTTACAGGAAACTAATTTTAATAACTATAATCAGTTAGCAAATAATGAAGAATTCTCTAAATACTATTTAATGAAGAGATATTTAAAATGGACTGATGTTGAAATAGATGCAAATGCTGCAGGTTTTAAGAGAGATAAAGAATTGATGCCAAGTGATGATGAATCGGGTGGCGGATTTGGATTTTAGAATATGTGAATACATAAAAAAGGAGAATATGTTATGCCAATAGACAACAAAAATATCAAAAAAGCAATGGACGATTTTGAAAATGATGACTTTATTAGTGCCAAGGATATCATTAAAGCAGAAATCAAGGGCGCTGTTAGTGATTATTTTAAAGATAAATTAGAACTACAAAATGATTTGGATCCAAAGACCGGAGTTGATACTACCAAAGCTGATAGTGACTCCGATGAATAAGGAGTAAATAATATGAAAAAGGGTTTTCTGATTACAGAATACAACCATGACCTTCAAATAAATGAAGGTAAAGATAAAAACTTATATGTAACCGGTATATTTTCTTCATTTGGTGATCGTAACAATAATGGTCGTGTTTATGAAGAGGATACAATGAAGCGTGAGGTTGATAAAATCTTAGGTAAAATAGAGAAAAAGTGTTTATGGGGGGAGCTTGGTCACCCACCTAATCCCGAAATCAACCCCGACAAAATTGCCATTAGAGTGGAATCTTTGGAATGGGAAGGTAAACATTTATATGGTAAAGCTAAAATACTCAACACACCACAAGGTCAGATTGCGAAAGAATTAGTAAAAGAAGGGATGATTGGTATTTCTTCGCGAGGTCTTGGTACAGTATCGGAAGATGGAACTGTAAACGAAGATTATAATCTTTTGACATGGGATTTGGTTACTGACCCATCAAATGGACCATCATGGGTTAATGGTATATTTGAAGGTCGTACATGGGAAATATCCAAAGAAAAAGAATCTGAACCAGATGTTCCTCAGATCACTGAATCACAAGCAAAAGAAGAGTATTTTAGGTATATTATAGATTCTATTCGTTGTATTGAAAAGAACTTATAGAAATCACGATAATGTGAATCCTTGGAAATAAAGGAAAAAATGGTTGTAGATATTATTGACTAACAGTTTCACTAAATATATATAGAGATTAGAAGGGTTTATTAACCTTTATTAAATATTCTAAGGAGGAATCCACAAATGAATTTAAAAAAAATTCTAGAAATGCTTGAAGTAGAAAAGATTGATGAATCCAAACAATCTGAAATTAAAGATATCCTTAATACTATTATCGAATCAAAAGCGAAAGAAATTTCCGATAAAAGAATTGAAGAGTCATTAATTGTAGAAAAGGATAAGTTGGTCGAAGAGTTTGAAACCAAGTTTGAAGATTACAAAGAGGATGTTACATCAAAGTTTAGTAATTTTGTTGATAGTATTCTTGAAGAAGAGATGATTATTCCTGATAAAATTATCAAATATGCTCGTTTAGGTGAACTGTATGAAGATTTGATTGACCAATTCAAAGTTCGTCTTGCTATTGATGAAGGTTTGCTTGATCAAGAAGTCAAATCTATCCTCAGTGAAGCAAAATCTGAAATTGAAACTCTTCGTAACAATGTCAATGAACTTACCGGTCAAAAACTTACACTTGAAAGGGATGCACGTGATCTTGCAACGCACGTATATTTGCGTAAGAAATGTGATGGTCTTACTGAGTCCCAAAAAACATCAGTAATGAGTATTTTAGAAGGATCATCCAAGGATGATATTGATAAAAAGTTTGAAATTGTACTTGAATCTATCAGATCTACCGATGATAAAGAGGAAATAAAAGAAGAAGTGAAAGTTGAAACAAAAATAGAGACAACCGAAGTAAAAGAATCGACAACCGAAGCTTCGGAGGAAGTGAAGGAAAAAATGAACGAAAGCAATTCCATGATGTCTCAGTGGAAAAAAATGCTTCGTGAAAACAAATTTTAATTTAAATTAATTTAGGAGGAATTTTATAATGAGTGCATATGTAGAAAATCTTGTTAAAAATTGGGGAGAAATCCTCGATGAAGGACAAAAAATTAATAATCGTAAGGTAAGACGTGCTACCGCTGTTATGCTTGAAAACCAAGCAAAATACCTTACAGGTCGTTCAGGAATGAACGAGTCCAGCGCCACTGCGTCTACAGTTGGACCAGAAGGTGGTGGTACTTTTTATAATGGTGGTAATGCTGATTATCAAACGAGTGGTGAGTTTCACAAAATTGCGATTCCTATGGTTCGTCGTACCTTCCCCGAACTGATCGCTCATGATATCGTTGGTGTTCAGCCCATGACTGGACCTGTTGGTCTTGCGTTTGCTCTTCGTTTCCGCGCAGATCAAGAATATGCCGGAACTGCTACCGGTCAGGAAATAGGATACAACACTGTTGATCCTTATTACACCGGTGATAATCAAAATCAAGAACGTATGACCACAGTTAACGCCGAGGGTCTTGGTTCTCGTGCTGCAGATGCTGCTAATACATCTGTTGACGGACATTTGTCTCAAGATACAGGTGCTGCTGGCACTGGTGATCGCGGTCTTGGTATTGGTTCAGGAAAGCAAATCAAAGAACTTAGCATGACAGTTGAAAAGGCTCAAGTTGAAGCGGGTACCCGTAAGTTGCGTTCTCGTTGGAGTCTTGAAGTCGCTCAAGATCTAAAGGCGATGCATGGTCTTGATCTCGAAGAAGAAATGATGGACGTTCTTGCTTACGAAATCACCGCTGAAATTGACCGTGAACTTATCAACACAATTCGTTCGGTTTCCGCTAATAACGCATCATCAACCGCTTGGAATTATGCTACTGCTGATGGTCGTTGGGAAGCAGAAAAATATCGCAATTTCTACAACCTGATTATTCGTAAAGCAAACCGCATTGCTGTTGATACTCGTCGTGGTGCTGGTAACTTTACTGTAGCGGCTCCTTCGTTGTGTGCTGCCCTTGAAACTACATCGTCTTTTACAATTCAACCTGTAAATGCCGCTGTAAATACCGCAGTAACAGGTGTAGCAAAGATTGGGTCTCTCGATGGTCGTATGACTGTATATCGTGATACTTTTGCTACAATTGATGATATCATCATTGGCTACAAAGGACCTAGTGAGTATGACACCGGTATTATATATCTTCCTTATATTCAGCTTCTTGTTTCTAAGGCTGTTTTTGAGGATAGCTTTAATCCTACCGTTGGTCTGATGAGTCGTTATGCTATTCATCAACACATTTTTGGTGCTGAAAACTACTACATTCAGGTTGCTGTTCAAAATCTGCCTTAAAATGTATAGTTATCTATAATTCAAGGGTGATACCCAGAAGGGTATCACCCTTTTTTATTAACATTCGGTTGGTTCAACGATATTCATAAACTCATATAACTCTCACCTTACGTCTTTTTATAAATACATATATGAAATTACTGAAATATATCAATGAATCCTTTGATAAACCATACCCTTTCGATTGGAGAAGAATTCCCCATGACAACAAAGGTATCGGTTTCAGAGGTTCATTTAAGTCATCTAAGCATACTATTGAAGTCGCTCTTACCCCTGATCTTGATAAAGAAAATGAGTGGGAACTTTTCTTCTTTATCAAAAATAAAGATATATCTGGTAACTTCGATCTTACTAATGATGGCGATGCATTCAGAATCTTTGCCACAGTTATCGCTATGACCAATGATGCACTTGATATTATACAGAAATCTAAAAAACTCTCCATTGATACCCTCTTCTTTACTGCAAGTAAAGAAAAAAGTGATAATGAAAAAATTACCTCCGATGCACGTTCCAAACTCTATGTCAGAATCGTTAAAAAACTTATTAAACCCAAAAATATCAGAATCGTTGACTTATATGATAAAACTAAATTCTATATCATAATTTAACCTTCGGTTGGTTCAACGATATTCGTAAACTCATATCCTTTTCACCTTCATTTAGATTTACATCTCTTTTGATAAATAGAAGTATAAACTGTGATTTATTGATTTATTAATAAAAACTATATACCCTTTATATAATATATATTATCCGTGGTTAGATAACCTTATTCTACACCATAAATCAAAATTTGTAAATATGGAGAAAAAATAAATGAGTTATGATGAAGACCCCGCTAACAGTCAAGTCAACCAAAACACTCTCGAACAAGAATTCAACATAAATACCAGTGAAGATAGGCGATTGGAAATAGAATCAATTAGGGATATGAGAAAACAGTTAATGACTGTCAGTAACGAACCCGATGCGGATAGTATATTGATATCTAACATTGAAAGAGCTAATTCTTTATTGGATGTAGCACAAAACTCAATAATAAATGGCGGAGAAACAAATGCAAGATTATTTGAGGTGTGTTCTCAGCTTATAAATGCAATCACATCAGCATCAACCTCTTTACAAAATAGTACTTTTGGCACACAAAAACACCAATATAATATGAAAATGGTGGAGGTTAAAGAGCAAGAACTCCTTGTAAAACAAGCTATAGCTCAAGGTAAGCTTGATAGCTATAATAAAGAAAAAAATAAAAAAAGTAATGGTACATTGGTTGTTATGAATAGAGAAGAATTATTAAGAATGATCGAAAAGGAGGATACTGAGGTAGAAATAACTTCAACAGATAAATCAAATTCAGATCAAGAGTGATAGGAGAATTTCTTTATGTATAAACTATTAACCGAAAAATATGTATATACAATGGTATCAAAATAATAAAATCATGGGATTTATATTAAAAGCCTGATTAACCGAGTAAAGACCATTTTTAAATAATATTTGATAAAGGAGATACCGTGATCAAAAAAAATTATGTTATAGATACAAATGTTTTGCTGGAGAATGAGAAGTGCATTGAAATTTTAAGGAACGGTGAAGATAATAACATATTTATTCCTTATACTGTAATAGAAGAGTTAGATAAATTAAAAGGAAATAAAAGAAAGAGACACCAAGTTACAAGAGCAGTAAATGTCCTCAGAGATAATGCTGATTATATAACAGTTATATCAAATGGGATTAAACATGAATCCCCTGATAACTTTATTATAAAAGAAATACTATCAAATTTAGACAAAATTCCTGATGCGATATTTGTTACAAACGATAACCTGTTAAGGTTTAAGGCTCAAAAACAAGGAATAATGTCAGAGGAATTTAGAGATAGCAATCCATTTCAATCTGAGTCCCAAAGATATACAGGATTTGTTAATGTTGAAAATGGTGAAATGATAGAAAAAAATTGTTTTTATTGGAAGGATGGTAAATTATTCTTCAATAATAGATATGGAGAGGAAAGGTTAGTCGAGGATCGTGAGGTTTGGAAAGTTTCCCCGAGAAATCAATACCAGAAAGCGGCTATGGATTTAATATTGAATGACGATATTGATTTGGTCACCATTCAGTCAGATGCTGGATTTGGAAAAACCTTTTTGGCATTAACTGCTATGTTTGACCAAGTGTTCGAAAAAAAGAAATTCAAAAAGATTTTCGTTTTTAAGGCTAATATAGAAATTGGCAATGAATTAGGATTTTTGCCCGGTGATATGAATGACAAAATGTATCCGTATTTTAGACCAATTCAGGATCTTATGGAAAAGCTTCATGACCTGAGAATTTGTAATTCTGCATGGGAAGATCCTCAATCAATGAAGCTGGAATTGAACAGACGTAAGATCGAAATGTTGCCAATAAACTTCTTGAGAGGGATGAATATAGATGATGCTATTGTATTGATAGATGAGGTTCAAAATTTATCTAGAGATGAATTAAGGACTGTTTTGAGCCGTATGGGGGAAAAAGTAAAGGTTATATGCACAGGCGATGTTAGGCAGATAGATAATATTCATTTGAACCAAGATAATAATGGATTAAATTGGATGGTTAGATTATTTAAAGGTCAAGATAACTATGGTCATGTTGTTTTGGCTGGAAATAAATCAAGAGGACCAATTGCTGACCTAGTGAGAGAGAGTGGAATGTAGATTCTGTAATAACAAGCTGTTTGGTATACCGTACAGTACAGTCAGTTTTTCTGAATCACAGAAAAACTGACTGATGAATTATAACACCAATCAGTGGGAGGTGTATTATCGGTGGTAATGTAAAGTACGATTCATATGTAAAAGCCCCCAATCTTGAATGGGAATATACACATGATCAGATAAGAGAGTTGAATAAATGTAAAAATGACCCTCTATATTTTATCAGCAATTATATTAAAATTGTTTCGCAAGACAGTGGGGTTATAATTTTCAATCCATATCCCTATCAAATAGATTTAATTAATCAATTTGTAGAGAATAGATTCAACATATGTCTCCTTTCACGACAGTCTGGTAAATCAACCATTGTTGCAGCATATGCATTATGGTTTGCTTGTTTTAACAGTCACAAGAATATTGGTGTTGTTTCTAACAAAGCAGAGGCAGCTAAGAATTTCTTATCTCGCCTGAAATATATGTATGAACTTTTACCTTCTTGGTTAAAACCGGGGGTACCGGGATGGGCGCAAACTACCGTTGAATTTGACAACCATACGAAATTATATACAGCCGCTACATCAAAAGATTCGTTTCGTGGTGAGCCTATGGGTATGTTGATATGTGACGAGTTTGCATTCGTTGAGCCATCATGGAAAGCAGATGAGTTCTGGGCATCAAACTATCCAACAGTTTCAGCGTCACAGAACTCCAAGATTATCATTATATCAACCCCTAATGGTATGTACAATAAGTTTCATGAGATTTATACCAATGCAGAAGAAGGTAGAAACACATTTAAACATGCTCGTTATAATTATAGAGTTGTTCCGGGTCGTGACGAAGAGTGGGCTAAGGCTCAAATACAGAACCTTGGTAAAATCAAATTTAATCAAGAATTTGGTTGTGAATTCATTGGTTCTAGTGCAACGGTTATTGATTCTGAGACTCTCGAATATTTATTTAAACGAAGAGTTGACCCTGAGTGGTTAGATCAAAAAGGAAAGATGAGAATATGGGAAAAACCTGTTGATGGTGCGACTTATGTTTTGGGTGTTGATACCGCTAAAGGTACCGGTGAAAACTTTTCCGTTATACAAGTAATGAGGGTTCATGGTATTTCACCCGTTCGAATGCAACAGGTCGCTGTATGGGAAGATAATTATACAGATGTATATACTTTTTCGTCAGTTGTTAACAAGATGTCATATTATTATAACAATGCATATATGATGGTTGAAAATAATGGTGAGGGTTCGCCGGTCGTTAATAGATTGTGGTGGGAATATGAGAATAGCAATTTGATAAATACTGGTAGTAAAGAGCGGGATTTGGGTATAAGAGCAACAAATAAAACCAAAAATCTTGCTGTTCTCTTAATGAAGAAGTTGATTGAAGATAAAAATGTGGAGTTATATGATCCTAGAACTATCGAACAATTGGCTGATTTTCAGGATTTGGGTCACGATAAATACGGTGGCGTGAACATTGCCGATGACTGTGTATCCGCGCTGTATTGGAGTATATTTGTTTTGGAACAAGAGGTTTTTGATGAGTCTTATTCTTTCACTCCCGAAGAAAATACTGACGAAGAAGCATGGGGGATATTATCGGATATTAACGAATATCAGGAGGATTGGAGTTGGTTAACTGAAAAGTAAACCATAAATACTTATATGAGATTTGTCAATTACATAACAGAAGACTATGAGACGGTTCGGGATTATAAAAAAGCAATCTTTGACTTGAAGGTTGCTTTGGGTGAAATAGATTTTCATGAAGATGAAAAGGTGCCTAGTGATCCTGAGAAGCATAAGTTATTTAAACAGAAAAAGTTAGGTCTTAAACTTAAAGTTATAGCGTTAAAAGAAAAAATTCAGAAATTAGCTAAGGTTTTGGGTGAGTCAGGGGAAGAGGTTCCTCAAGTAGAAGGTCTTAAAGATTTTCTTGATAGAGTTCCTGATAAAGATAGTGAAGAATCACAAACTCTACTAAAAAAGAGAGAGAGGTTTAGTAAATAATGGCTATTTCACGTACACAATTAATGGATAAAGTTAAGAGACGATTGGGTGCCCCGATGGTTAAAGTGGAACTTTGTGATGAGCAGATTATTGACCATATAGACTATGCTCGACAAAAATGGATTAAATGGGCTATAGGAAATGCAACTCAAGAGACGTATTTTACTGTTATGTTACAGGCCGGTAAGAGATTTTACGATCTACCTGCAGGAGTTCAAGAGGTCGTTTCGTATGATGACTCCCCTATTAAATCAGGTGGTATTAACACACTTTTTACTATTGATAACTTTATGTTTTCTAATGGGTTTTATGGAAACGCTTTTCAAGGTGGATATGATTTAGTTTCATATCACCTCGTTTTGGATTTTATGACCACTTTATCAAAATATAGAACAACACCTTATAATTATAAGTATCATAAATCTACTAATCAGATAGAGATTGATCCTGCGCCACCCTTTGACGGAAAACAGAAGAGTGTTAATATCAACCATCCAGTTACAGGTTTGCCTACAAAAATGTATGTTGATTCACCCGGATGGGTTTTATTGAGAACTTATATGATACAGGGTGCCACGCTTCCAAATTATACCCCTGATTGGAGTATGATCCTCAAAGAACGCAAGACCATAGTTGAACAAAGGACATTAACAGAGGTGGAGGTTTTGAATAAATCAATCCTCTTGAATCATACCCCATTAGATGATGATGTTGATAGAACCGACTTTAATATTGAAGAAGATACTACTGTTACTATCGGAGGTCTTGCGTCTGTGAAGGGCGTGGATTGGGACTTTCATTTTTATAATCCAAGGGTTATAACTTGGGCCCAACCAGAAAGACAGGATCCTTATGGATTTGACGGAAATGTTAGTGTTGGTGATCAAATAACCATCACATATCCAGTCATATTTAATTCACAACACTATCCTGATGAATGGGATAATGTAACTGCCACTTCTACTGAGGTTGAACAGTATGTTTTGACACAATCAGACATAGATAGAGGGTTTGTGAAGCTACAGAAGAAGGTGTTTAATAATAACATTAAAATGTCTATCGGCGGTATAGATCATTTATATGGTGAAGATTTTATTGTTATTAATAATAAAATTCTTGATTGGAATGGTTTGTCCATCCAACCGGTGTTGACTGTTGGTGATGTCATTGTTGTTACATATGTGACGGTTACCAGTATGAAACCGTCAGGTGGATCTACAGCCAAAATGCATGGTGTTAAAAAACAGTACACAACGAGAATAGAAAATTTTAATATCACACAAGATAATATTGATTCTAAATCAATAACATTAGAAGAACCTATTTCTATGTATGACGGAGTTAAGCTTTCAGCGGGAGGTTTCGCTAAAGTTCTTGGTATTGATTTTAAAATTGACTCGTATGACCCAAATGTTATTACTTGGAATGGTTTACAGATGGACGGTGATATATCACTTGACGATAATATTGTTGTTACGTATACATCAGCAAATCCTATTATAACCGAACTCGAAGAACAGTTATACGATGAGGATTGGATTCTTGATTATGTTACAGCTTTATCAAAGATATCTCTTGGTATGATTAGACGTAAGCCGAGTACGTTTTCGGGTCTTGGTAGTTCTGGTGTAGGTCTTGATGGATCTGATCTTATATCGGAAGGTAAAGAAGAAAAAGATGATCTTGAGACTAGATTGCGTGATGAAGAAGCATATGAGGGTTACGGTATTGAAATAGGATTAATGTAAAGGAGAATATTATGATTGATGAACTGGTAGAAAAATATATTAACGAGTCAACAGAATGGTTTTATGTTGTTGATGATAAGACCAAAGAGGTTATGCATGACCTAAAAACAGGTGGAGTTGCAACTTTTGATACTCTGTTTAATACGAACCATAGTAAGGTTATCGCCTACAAGACACGGAAGGGTGCGGATAATAAGATAAAAAATATATCAACAAAGTCTAAATTGACCGTGATGAGTAGAAGTGAACTAAAAGATTATTATGATAAAATGGGTGTGTTAAGTAAGGGAGGTTCATAATGAGTACAATTGACCCTAAATGGCTACAGTATGATGAGAATAAGCTATCAATTATTGATGATGGTGGTATTAATAAATTGAGCATTAAATCTGGTATCATACTTGATAGTGTATCTGTAGAGAAGGTTAACGATTCTAAAATTGAAATCAGAGAAACAAGACAGGGTGCCCCACTTAACCCTGGTCCGTTGGATTTTTATATCGAAGTACCAGATAAGGTTTAAGGAGTTTTAAATGGCAATATCCTGTCCACCAAACTGCGTTAAGGGTACCCCTTTATGGGATCTTTATGATGTAACGGATCAGAATCCCGAGTTTTGTTTATATGATTCTATTATATCAGAGTATGTGGACATGGCGGGATTCCCTGTTATGTATTATCGTGCAAAATCTAAAATGGATCGCCTTTATGGGGAAGATCCTAATCAAGATTTTTATGAACCAGTACGCACAAAGCTTTATTATGAACCAACAGATGAACCTAACATTATAGATATGTTTGGAATTAGATCAGACGAAACTTTGGAATATTCTTTGATGCCTAAGTCAACGTTTTCTCGTGATGTTGTTGGTGTGGTACAAGGGATCCCTAAATCATTGAGTGTTGTTTTTGCTGGGAACGGATATTTTAATTCACAGTCAGTTCATACAATTGGTGGATCAGGTGAGGGTTTGAGAGTTGACATTAATGTAACTAATGGAGTTATTACTAAAATCAAAGTTAACACATTCAACAAGGGTTTTGGTTACAAAGTAGGTGACATTGTTTTGATTGATTCTGGTAACATTAATGCGGAATTTACAATAACATCAACAGTGGTTGAGGAAGTTATCCCGAGTCCGGGAGATGTTATTAAGACATTATGGAATAATAGAAATTATGAGATAGTTGATGTGGGCGCTGAACAAAATGTTTTCATGGCAAAAAAATTAGTATGGGAATTCATTTTGAGACCATATCGTTTTAGTGAGCAGTCATTAAGATCTGAGGAAATACACAGAAGTTCTCCGGGATGGAATTATATATACATATATCCAGATGGTGTGTTGGCGGATGTTATGTACTCTGATGGAAGTGAGGTTACAGGCATTCCTATAGATACTTTGGATATAGACCTTTCAGTATTGGAATGTGGATATAAATACAAGAGAAATGAAGACGGAAGTGTTGAATTGATAGAGGAAGTCCTTATTTTTGATCCAGATGATTCATCTGATACTCATACCGGTCAGTCAGGGGAAACATCGAATCTTAAAGATAAAAGTTCTCGTGTTTATGGTGATGATTCTTGGGTCGAAGTTGAGTCTGATAAAATTGATGATTATTCGGATGTTGATTCGAAAATATTTGGATATTAATCTCCAAATGTTCGGATACTATGGAGACATATAATGCCATTATTAGCTATAAAATCATTTGCCAAGAAGATAGGAAAACCGGAATCAACCGTCGAGAAGTATTGGGAAGAAGCTAAGACTGAATCAGGGAAAGAATATAATAAGGAGACAGAGTCCAGAAAGTTCTACGGAACCGCTATGAAGATTCTTAAAAATAAATTGAAAAAACATGAAGGCTTAACTGAATCGAGATTTTTTAACTTCATCACTAAAGATGACGGTATTCACGAAGATAAATTTAATGGATATGTTGATCTTGATCATAAAGATATGGAACTCATAAAATTGTTTTCTGGTGACAAGAAAATAAATGATCACAAGGATTTTCATAAATTAGCAGAAGATTTAGGCTTAAAAGAGGCAGCTGAATTAGAGGAGAGAGCTTATGCGATGCTTCAATCTTTCTGGTCACAGGGTCGTGCTATGAAAAAGGGCATGGATTTCAAGGTTGATGAAAAGGAAGTTAAAATGGGGATGGAGGTAGAAAAAGAGCATACTGATAATCCTGTTATCGCATATCGTATTGCAATGGATCATTTAGCCGAAATGCCTGATTATTATACCAAGCTTGCGAAGATGGAAAGTGAGGGTGGAGTAAATGAGTCAGACGAGATTTGGCATTGTGATGAATGTGGATGGGAAGGACCAAAATCCAAATTAAAACAACCCGGTGATAAGTGCCCCAAGTGTGGTGCAAAGCCCCCTGTTGTTCATAAAAAATAAGGAATAGTTATGCCGAGACAACATTATTTTTATAATGTGATGCGTAAAACAATCATTCAGTTTCTTGATATGTTTAATGATATTGTTATAGCTAGATATAATCAGGATACAGGTGCTGTAATTAAATACATTAAAGTTCCATTAAAATTTTCCCCTAAAACAAAACAGTGGTATTGGACTGAATTAAGGGAATCCGGTGATAGAAGAGATCAGGTACTTCCTATGATGGCTATTAATCTTGAGAATGTAGAATTTTCGTCAGATAGACAGGTCAATCGTAATGCAAAAATAGAAGCATTGAGTGAAGGTAGTAATTCAACCCAATTTTTTAATCCCGTACCTTATGATTTTTCTTTTAGTCTACAGATAGCGGCGGAGTATATGGTCGACGTTACGCAAATCGTTGAACAAATATTTCCATTTTTTACACCAGAGGCGTGGATTAGGGTTACTATACCAGAATTGAGTATAGACGGTCTTGCCAACAAAGACCAGTCTGGTTCTGATAAATTGGAGTTGAGAGTTACTTATGAGGGATCAAGTAAAGAGTCCCCGGTTGAATTGGATGAGGCTGGATATAGAGTTCTTCTCTGGAAATTGGATTTTAAGGTTCAGGGCTATCTATTTTCACCTATTACTGAAAGTAAACCAATTCATAAAGTTATTCAGAGTTATTATATAACAGAAGATGCGTGGAACAGACAGGTGTCTGATAATGTGAATGAACCTGCGGAACTAGGGTCATCTGCCATGCACGGGGTAACAAGTGCCTCATACATTCCACCAGAAGGTATTCCGGTGGACGATGAAATTAGAATGATGTACAAATATGAACATTTTATAGAAGGTGAGGGATAGTGAGACAAAACTTAAATAAAGCTACAGCAAGTAATTTTCAATTAATATTTCCAAAGATTCCTACTGGCAGCACTATAAAAGATATGAAACAGTTGACGATGAATATTCATTCAACTGTTATACCGTCTCTGACCCTTGAAACAACAGATATATCATGGCAGGGTGGTATCTATCGACAGGATATCGGAAGTCTTACATTTGAACCATGGTATGTAAATTTTACAGTCGATTCAACTTTTTCTAACTGGTTGACGTTATATAAATGGCTTACTTTTATAAATAATAATAAGGATACATATGGACGTGCAACCAACGAGTATAAAGTTGATGCGACGTTACAAATTTTGGACAATTATAGACAAGAGATTCTCGTTATGGATATCCACGGGATATTTATAAATATGTTAGGTGAGATTACACTGACGTATCGAGAGGGAACTCAGAATCTAGAATCTAGTGCAAATTTTACTTACGATAGATATGAAATTAGAAATATCTGATAATAATTAGGAGGATAACAATATTATGGCTTTCTACCTTTCCCCACTCGTAGACGTGAATGAAATTGATTTGTCTACAACGATCCCAGCAGTTGCAACCAGTATAGGTGTGATTGTGCTTAGAAATACGTTTAAAGGACCAGAAAACACAAAACAACTGGTTACAGATGAAAATGACTTGATCCGTACTTTTGGTGAACCGACAGGAACATCTTATGAGGATATTATGTCGGCTACAGGGTTTTTAAAGTTTGGTAATAAATTATACTGTACAAGGGTTATGCCTGATGACGCGAGATTTGCATCAGTTAAAATAGATGATGCGGGTGTATCTGGAAGACTTGAGACAGGTGGTGTAGGTCTTACGATAACATTTGGCGATGAGACTGGAAATGTTTCAACCCTTACCAGTGGAACACCACTATCAACTTTTTCTGGAGTTTCTAATGGTGTTCATGAAGTAACTCTAAATGGTGGTTTACTTGGTACAGGTATTAAATTAGAAATTACCGTTTCTGCTAACAGTATAACAAACACCACTATTCTTGATGGTGGTCAAGGGTTTGTTGCTGGAGAACCGATAATTGTTAACGGAACTGATATCGGTGGATCTGGCGGTTCTGCCACTTACACCGTTGCGGTCGGAGGTCTTAGTGCTAATGCCGCAGGAGTTATTGATGCGGGCGAGTTGACACTTAACGATGGTGGTATTCGTTACGCAGCAGGTCAGGTTTATGAGGTAATGGGAACTGTAAGTGGCGGTGATGTTAATCCTGCAGGTAGTGGAGCATTTATCACTATTGATACTGTTGATGCGGTCGGAACTGTTCTTACTTATTCTATAACTTCACCCGGTAGTGAATATCAGGGTGGTCAATTGTCATTGGCAGCTGTAACTAAAGCTGATGACCCTAATTCCATTATAGATATAGCAACCGCAACACTTGATGATTTGCCAACAGGGGACCCTGATAATTTTGGTGATGATATGTCGGTTGCCGGTGGTGACCTCATGTGGTTTATTTCTTCGTCAAGAGGAGCTTGGGGTGACGAAATTCGTGTTGCTATTATTGATCAACCGACACAACAGGATCTTTTGTATGGAGTGACAAATGATACTCCGGGTTTGCCGTCAGAAGTATTCAGTTCTATTGATAGTCAACTTGAAAAAGCTAATGACTTTTTGGTCATTGTTCAAGCTAAAGCACAAAGAAAAAATACATGGTCAACTGTTGAAATATTTAACGTTTCTTCTGACCCGAATGCACTTGATGACACAGGTACTACACGTTATGTTGAGAGTGTAATCAATCAAACATCGGAATATGTTCGAGTTGCTATTTCTTCCAATCTTATCGGTGATGATGTTGATGCAGCCGTTCAAGCACATCTCGCAACTCTTTCCGCTGATGTTTGGTATAATTTTGGTGACGGTTTTAATGGAACAGGTCTCGCTGACGATGGTAATATAATTAACGCTTATCGTCTTTATGAAAATTCTGAGGAAATTGATGTTAATCTTTTCATTGATTCAGGAAAGCCTGATACCGTTAAATCCGATCTTATTTCTTTATGTGAAGAGCGTCTTGACTGTATGGCAATTCTTGATTGTCCTAAAAACCTCATTCTTAATAATAGAGGAAATGAGGCACTTAATCTTCGTGATTGGAGAAATATGACCATCGGAACATCTACATCATATGCGTCGTTGTATGGTAACTGGTTAGAAGTTTATGATAAGTTTAATCAGAAATATAGATGGATTCCTTCTTCTGGTTTTGTTGCTGGTGTTTATGCGAAAACTGATGATGTTCGTGATCCTTGGTGGGCACCCGCTGGTCTGAACCGAGCAATTTTAACCTCTGTTCGTAGACTGGCTTGGAATCCTAAACTTGGATATCGCGATATTCTATACGCAAATGGTATTAATCCGATTGTAACATTCCCCGGAGAAGGCAAAGTTATTTGGGGACAAAAAACAATGTTGTCCAAAGAATCTGCATTCAATCGTGTTAATGTTCGTAGATTGTTTTTGGTTCTTGAGAAGGCGATTTCTACCGCTGCGGTTTATTTCTTATTTGAGCCTAATGACGCGGCTACAAGGAACTTGCTGGTTAATATGATTAATCCGTTCCTTCGTGATGTTAAGTCAAGAAGAGGTATTTACGATTTCAAGGTTGTTTGTGATGAAACTAACAACACACCAGCCCGTGTTGATAGAAATGAGTTGTGGTGTAATATTTTTATTAAACCCACTCGTACTGCTGAATTCATCGTTCTGAACTTTGTCGCAACAGCAACAGGCGCATCGTTCGAAGAAGCGGCTGCGGCTGTTTAATTAAAATAAGATAAAAGGGGGAGTTAATTCTCCCCCTGTTAGATAATTAGGAGGATACAAACATGGGATTTAATCTTGATGACATGATCGGTAAATATAGTGATTATGCTAGAGGGTATTTGTTTTACGCTCAAATAACAAACCCTAAAGGCGGTGTTCCCGGCGACCACCCCTATCTAGTTAGTTCGACACAATTACCGACACAGACATTAGGTACAACAGAAGTTCAATGGCAAGGAAGTGTTTATAAATTCGGAACTACTCATGAATTTGAGACCATCGACATTACCTTCCGATCTGATACAGACCAAGAGTTGAGACGTTCGTTTTTGAGATGGCAACAAATAGCACATGATCCTGTAACAAATATGCACGGGAACCCGATTGATTATTTTGGAACGGTCGGACTGTCACAACTTGACGGTAAAGGTGAACCTATTATGAAGTATGACCTGATTAATTGTTTTCCTAGTGCGGTAGGTGAAATTTCGTTGGATTATAGTTCAAAAGAAGTTTCTACTTTTAGTGTTACATTTGTATATCAATATCACACTGTTGATGATGTTTTTGATACAGGTGCTAGTGGAGCAAGTGTTTAAGTTAAAATAAAAAAAGGAGTTTTATAAATGAGTGATATTAAATCTGTGGATATCAGGGGACTACTTGATATATATGAATTCCCATATATTCTTCCCGGTAGTAGAAAGGAATTATTGATCAGACCTATTACTACAGGTCAAATGAAGAAAGTATTGGCATATGAGGACGAGACTGACCCCTATATCATCGAAGAAGCATTGGATAAATTGATTTCTGACTGTGTTGTTACGCCCGAATTTGATATTGGGAAAACCTATTTACAGGACAGGTTTTCCCTGTTACTTGAAATTCGTAGAGTCACTAAAGGTGATAATTATAATTTCACTAGAAAGTGTCATTCATGTGGACTGATGAATGTAGAGAGTATCAAAATTTCGGAACTAGATGTGAAGCCCTTTATAAAAGTAGATAATATCTTGGTTATAAACGAAAGGCTAAAGTTTGAAGTTGATTTTCCAACACGAAATGATCAAAAGGATTCTATAAGAAGGAATAATGATAGTAGTATGAGTTTAAGATCTCGACACGCCGAGGTTCAAACAGGAACTTATGCGAATTCTATAAAAAAGGTGCATACCCCGGAAGGAGTGTTCGAGGATGTGTCTTATGAAGATAAGGTCTATATTTTAGAGAACATTTCAAGTGATGTTTTTGAGAGGTTCACCAAATGGTTCACTGAACATGATTTTGGTGTACAGTTTAAACAGGAACTTGTCTGTGTTGGATGCGGAAAGAAAGAAATAATCGAAATACCGTTATCCGATTTTTTCGTCTAATATTCGTTCTCTGTAATGATTGTGATCTTGAGTCTATACTCAAGGAGCAATACTTTCTGGCAAGGGGATCGAATATAACAATAACAGATAGTAATTTAATGCCAGAGTTTGAAAGGAAGATCATTTTTGGTATGCTGTTAAAAGATCTTAAAGAAGAATCTAACGCATATAAACAAAAATAACCATATTCTTAGGGATTGACCCTAATGAGGCTCTATTTATGGGTCTAAGAGACTAAATACTCTTAGACCCATTTGTTTTTACCTTATATTTTTTGCGGAGACAGATCATGGCTGGAAATTATGGATTAGATATCAAAAGATACCTCGAAAGTGAAAAGAAAAATATTAAAGCCAGAAGTGAAGCTTTGAGATTACAAGCCGAAGCCGAGGAAAATCTATCCGCCGAGAAACTTAAGATGAGAGAAAAGGGTCTCAAGGTGGCAAAGGAATACGAGAAAGCTGAGAGCGAAAGGGATGATCTTGCAATAAAAAAACTTAAGGATGAGATAGAGAATTCTAAACGGATTATTGAAGGTATTGAGGAGAGTAAAAAACACCATGAAGAGATTATAAGACAAACTAGACTGGAATCTTTGAGATTAGAAAAAAGATCGGAGAAATATAAAGATCTAGGTGGTCAAATTTCAAACTTAGCCGGAACAATATCTAAATCCTTGGGGGCAGAAGAGGCATATAAACGAACTCTTTCTGAAATGGTTATTGATGAAATACGCGAAAATAAGGAGATAGCTAAGGTCTATAAAACAGGATCAGCTGAGGATAAGGATGTTGTTTTTGATCAAATGTTCAATAAACTTAGGGAAGTATTAGAAAAAAATAACCCAGAAGACAAAGATTTGATAGAGAACGCAATAAAAGAACTTACCGATACTCATATGGATGAACTTGTCAGTAAAAGTGAGAATATGTTTCATCCATTAATCAAACAGTTAAAATCAACTGCCGGTGCCGTTAGGAAACAAATGCAGAATATACCTTTAATAGGAAGATTGATGTCAGATGAGATGACGGAGCATTGGAGGTCTGCTGGTAAAGATATATTGGGTGAGATGAACACACATCTTGGATCTATACTGAAACCGATTGATGTTCTTGTTGGACCTTTTAGGTCTATAGGTAAAAGTCTTATGGTCGCATTTAAATCCTTGACAAGTGGACCGACAGAATATGAAAAGAGTGTTGTTGTGTATTTAAAGAAAATAGCGGGTGATGTATCAGAAGATAGATCGGTTGGTATTAAGGGATGGATGGAACAAAAGAAGCAATGGATTGGTGAGAAAAAACAATGGCTGTTTAGCAGAAAGCAGTGGGCTATAAGTCAAAGAGACAAAGCAAGGGAGTTATATGGAAGGAAGGATGAAGTGCTTGATGGTGTTAAAAAATTCTTTAAAAAGGGATTAATGTTTGTTATAGCGGCAGTTGGGCTTGCTGCGGGTGCCCTTGTTAAACAGATAATATACCCATTTGAGATTATGTTTAAATCTCTTAGAGCTATAGCTAAATTTCCTTTAATCTCAAATTTTATAACACAAGCTAGTAAATTTATCAATAGTTTACCGGTAATGGGCAAGGTTCTAGCAAACATCGGCGGTGTTATTGGGAAAGTTATAGGTATATTTAGTAGGGTTGGCTCATCTATTGGTGGTTATATTAGAATAGGTTTAGATTTTTTGAAAAAGTCATCTCTGATTGCGGAATCTATGGGAAAATTTGTTAAAGGGTTTAAATTAGGGTTGGGTATTATAGGTAAAGCTTTGTTTTGGGTCACAGCTATATTTGATTTTGTTAAAGGGTTCCTGAACACAGAAGGAACCATCCTTGATAAATTGTGGGGTGGTATTGAGGGTGTCATTATAGGCTTTGTGAAGGCACCCGTAGTGATATTGAGTTGGTTGTTTGAAAAGGTTATGGGTTTCTTTGGCGTCGAAATTAAAGGTACCGCAGATAGTATTATGTCTGGTGTAAAAAATATCCTTGGTTTCGTTAAAGACTCTATAGGGTTCTTATTCAAACCTCTGATGCTTTGGTGGGGTTTTATAAAGGATATGATAGTGATACCTTTTACTGCCGTATTTAATACCATAAAATCAGTGTTCACTGGTGTATGGGATGGTCTGGAGAAAATTTTTAGCGGTGACGTGGTAGAAGGTCTTTGGGAGATTATAAAATCAATCAATCCTATATCTATATTAGGTGATTTTTTGTATAACATATTTGACTCTATTGTTGATGTTTTTTCTGGAATAGTAGATAAGGTAAAAGATTTTTCTGGTAAGATTGGAGATTTTATTTCTAATTTAATACCGGATTGGGCTAAAAATTTATTAGGTATGGGAAAAGAAAAAAAAGATAAAGCTTATGAAGCTATGTCAGATTCATTGAATATGTATGACGAGGTTTCAAATGCCGGTGCGGTTGGTGTAAACGAAAGAGGCATGTCTTTTGGTACGGCCATGAAAAATGGTTATATTGATATTGATGAGTCACGTGAACTTGCATCACAGGACGGTAAATATAAGGTTCTTTCTAGGGAAGAGAAGAGTGAGTTAGAGAAATTATACAAGGCAGATTATGAGAGAAAAAGAGACGAGTATCTAGAGTTATCAAAACAACTCAAGTCGTCAGATGTTATGGGAGGTATTAAAGATTTCTTTGTTGGAATATGGAATGATATCTCAAACTTCTTTGGTAAGGTTGGAGAGGTTTTTACTGACATTAAAAATGGTTTATTTGATGCAATATCTACAATATTTAACAGAGTTCCTGAGATTCTATCTGATGTAAAAAATGGTATTTTTGGTGCGATATCATCGGTAGTTGATAGCTTTTCCGAAGTTTTTGTTGTAATGAGAGATGGTCTTTTTGATTCAATATCATCCATAGTTGATAAGATTGGAGGTATTTTTTCTAAGATAAAAGATGGTCTTTTTGGTGCAGCGAGTAAGATAGTAGATAAAGTGGTTAACATTTTTGGTTTTGGTGGTGATGATGAGGGTGATGAGAAAGAAGTTTCTACTAAAATTAACCTCCCCGAAACAATTAAATCACCTGATATACCTGAAAGGAAGTGGCGTGGTGTAGAAGAAAAAGATCGCTTATATAACAATCAGACCAAAGATGAAGTTATTCCTAGAAGTAGATTGGACGGTGATAATAAAATTATAAACAAAGATCAGACTTCTATGGTAGATGTTGCTGCCGCTAAGATTAAATATGAAGATGATCGCAATAAAAAAACACAGGAAGAAATGGGAAGTGTTAATAAGGCGTTGAAGGAGAGTATCAATGTTATGAATAATAACACAGAAAAACAGATTTCTGTTATCAATAATAATAGTTCTACTAATAGTGTGGTAAATAAAAAACAGATACCTGATGGTGTTGAGAGTATAGCCGTTATGTTTGTTAATAAATCATGGGGGATGACATAATGCCAGATTTTTTTCCAGATTTTTATGACGCTAAGTTCAAAGGATCCCCTGATACTTTATGGTTAAGAGTTAGACCTAAAGAATTTAGACCTAACATACAAAAACAGACCGGTGCTAATGAGGGATCTATCGTGGATGGTATTGATTATAGGTTCCTATTATCAGGATCTGTTAATATAGGCATCGATCATACTTGGACTTCTCTTGATACAATTTCTGGTGAGATTCGAAACCTTAAAGCGAATGTGTCGAAAGCTGTAGCTCAAGCCGGTGCTGCCGGTGGTTCTTCGGCTGGTAATATTTTTAGTCAGGGTATCAGCAGTAAAAACGATAATCCTTTTATATACGAAGATACTCAGAGAAGAACTGTTAATATTGAATTGAAATTTGCCACATATAAAGATGCTTCGAAAGAGGTGTGGACTCCTATACAGAATCTTATGAGGTGGTCTTGTGCCGAATCTACCGAATCAGGGTCACTTGCCACTAATTTCAAATTTCCTTATGTATTCGAGCTTAGAACTGTAACAGGTTCGGGTGAACTGACAGGTATGATAAATATACCAAATGCTGCATTGACGCAAATACTACCTACATACGAGGCACCTTATAAGAATGGATACCCCATGAGCGCCACTGTATCGGTGACATTTTCGGAAATAGATCCTGTGTACAGAAGTTCCTTGGTTATCAGAAAAAGTAAAGTTAGCTCTAATGTTCAAGGTGGGTGATTATAATGACGATTAAAAGAGTTGAGAATGTTTTTAGGAATTTGCCTGTTAACTCAATGTTAAGGGCTTTTCCTGTTATGGAAGATGAAGATAAAGTGCAACTTCTTAATATTTTCAGACCTTATACCATATCAGCGTTATCCAAAGAGAACCCCTATTTGTTTGAGTATTATCAGGTAGAAGAGAATGACTTTTTGGATACAATTGCATATAAGTTCTATGGTAACTCTGCTCTATGGTGGGTTGTGGCGGATTTTAATGACATAACTAATCCATATGAGGCTCTTGAGGCAGGAACTTTACTAAAACTTATGCGTAGTGATTATTTGTATATATTATATGACGATGTTCAACTTATCGGAGATTTATAATGTCTAATTCTACCGGATGGGAGATTATTGACATTGAGATATATACTACAGGTGTGTTTGAGAGTAAATGGACGTTAAGTTTTACTTCAATAGAACAAGCTTATATCATTGAGGATATGTTTTCGTTTAGTATGACTGGTAAGATATCTTTTCATGACAGAATAGGTGTATCTGAGATAGGTCCATTGACAGGCGAAGAAAAAGTTAAAATAAAGTATGGTAACACAGACGGTGATGGTAAATATAAGGAGTATACTTTTCATATACTGGAAATACAAAGATTTGAGAGGAATATAACACTAAATCCCGCAGGTAATGATCTTATAACTCTGATATTGGTTGATGAATATTACCATAAATGGCATTCACATTTTTGGAGTAAATCTTGGAAGGATACAAAGATAGGTGATATTATTAAAGATATATCAGAAAATCATCTTGGTATAACAGTATTTAATGAGTTTGAATCAACGAAAGAGAAAATAGAGTATTTCGATACTCACCAAAGAACTCCCGCAGAATGTATCACATGGTTGATGAATAGGGCAAGTGGATCCATATCAGGCCAACCGGGATACCTGTATTGGATGTCTGGTGTAGCAGATTCTACGGAATTTAAACATTCATTTGTTACCATTGAGAAAATGCTGGCTAAGACTGGTTGGATGAAACCTTATGTTGAAACATCAGGTCTATATTCAGATGGGAATGGTATAGGGTCATATATATTTGATGGCAAAAATCCTGATTTTATCAATAAAATTCGTGATCATGAGGTTAGGAATGTTGACTTAAGTTCACTTAAAACCCTTACTGGCGGTAAAGCTTTGGGGTATGATTCGAAGAGAAAAAAACTAATAAAACAAGAGTATACCTATCAAGACGCTCTGTCTAGATATACTTTGTTAGGAAAATTTTCATTATTTCCTTCGAGTCTTGAGATATCAAAACCTGTCATTATAATAGATGGATGTCATGACGAAAAGATTTTGGATAACATATGGTACGGTAATTGGATAAAAGAGTATTCTAATCAATTACTGGTAAGTATAACAGTGGACGGTCATGTTGATAGGCATGCAGGAGGAATGATTCGTATTATTTGGCCGAGTCATGCCGAAAAGGATTCGGTGTCTGGGTTGTGGACACCCAAAGAAGAGGAATTTAATAAACAGCTTGATGGTAGATATATGGTTAAAAGTATAACACATTATTTTGATAAAAATCAATCATATGGATGGCAACAGAAATTAGTGTGTATAAAGAATGGGTACAAAGACACTTTTAATAAAAACCTCATACCTGCGTCTAAGAAAAATTTGTAAGGAGAGTCCATGTCAAGAATCGATTTAGCTCACATGCAACTAAAAACCAATAAATTTCACGGTATATATCGTGGGGTGGTGGAAGACAATGTTGACCCTGATATGATGGGGAGATGTCGTATTAGGGTTTGGGGTCTACATGATGACGTTAAAGTTTCTACCCCAGAGGAGGGTATACCTACTGACCAATTACCTTGGGCCGAACCATGTCTTGGTCTTATAGAAGGGTCTGTGAGTGGGTTGGGATGTTTTTCCGTGCCATTACAAGGGTCACATGTTTTTATGTTCTTTGAGGGTGGTAATTGGGGATGTCCGAGGTTTTTCGCAACCGTACCAGGTAGACCTGTTGATGCCCCTGACACATCCAAAGGGTTTAATGATCCTGACGGGGTTTACCCAAAATCCGATAGACTTGATGAACCAGATTATCCTAGACTTTCTCGTGGAGATATTACTGATACAATAATCGAAACTCGGAACAACAATCTTGACACGGGCGTATCACTTGCCGGGGGTGGTAGTTGGGATGAACCACAATCAGCTTATGCGGCTGAATATCCTCAGAATATAGTCATTTCGACTCACGGTGGAATAACCATAGAGATTGATAATACTCTTGATGCCGAAAGGTTACATGTATATCACCCATCAAACACATATATAGAGATAGATGTTGATGGTAATGTTGTGTTTGGGAATGAGGGTGACAGGTTTGAAATTACGAGACAGACACGGAATAAGCATATAATGGTGGATGATAACGAAACTATTGATGGGAATAAAACTTCAAAAGTTGGTAGTGACAGAACATCTCATATTATAAGTAATGATGATTTAACTGTTGGTAGTAACTGGTCTATAAACGTTGGTGGAAATATTAGCATTAGTGCCGGTGGTAATATAACAATGGACTCAGGTGGAAGTACGGAGATATCAGCGGGTAGTTCTTTAAGTGCTTCGGCTAGTAGCACTTTCAGTGCATCGGCTGGTAGCACCGCAACAGTATCAGCGTCTGGACCAGCGACATTAGAAGGTTCTGTTGGTGTTGTTAAAGGAACCGCAAAAACTTTTACGGTGGCATGATATGGGATATGATATTTTACAGGTTGGTGATTCTGGTTCGGGTGTTTGTACGTCACATAAAAGCCCAAAATCCGTTGTAGGGACTATAACAACAGGGATAGATGGTGCTGATAAGGATGGTATTTTGTTGGCAAAGGAAGGATCGGTTGTTAATTTAACATGTGGTCATACAGGGACTTTGATTGCGTCAGAATCCTCTATGAATGTTAGCGGTGATATTTTAGCAAAATTAGGGGACTCATGGGGTCCAGGTTCTGGTGCTACGACAGGGACAATTACATCAACATTAGGTGGAATTTCTGGAGAATAGGTTTACATGCCTATGGTTTTTAAATAAATAAGACAGAGGATGTTTATGTCAAAGATAACATATTGGAAAGACTTTGATAACAACTTTACTAGAAAATCTGGTGGAGATGTTAATACTATGTCGAATATTGAAGCCATTTATAACTCGCTGACCAATATTTTTGAAACACTGAAAGGTGGTAGGCGCATGTTACCGGAGTTTGCTCTACCTTTACATAATATACTATTTGAGCCTATAGATGACATGACCTCACAGGAACTTGGTGAGATGATATTAGCCGCTGTTCATTTATGGGAAACTCGTATAGAGGTTGACAATGTTAATGTTATAGGTAGACCTGATAGAAATTACTATGAAATAAATTTAGAATTTAGAATAGTTAATGACCCTAGTTCTGATACCACAGAGGTATTTACTAGCGTTCTAAGGACAACATAATGAGTGTAAAATTTACCCCGGATTATAGAGATATTGATTACAAGACAATGGTAGCAAGGCTTAAAACCTTGTTATCAAAATTGGATTCTTTTAAGGATTATAATTTTGAAGGTTCTAATATATCAATGCTTATAGAACTTGTCTCATATGTCGGTGATCTCAATACATATTTTACCAATAAATTGGCACAGAACTTACATCCAGAGACTGCAAATGTTTATGAAATAGTCCATTCTTTGGTCAAACAACAGGGTTACAATCCAGTGGGGTATGTTGCTTCTGAATTGACGGTTACGATCAGAGTTTACAGGGTTGCTCTTGATGAGTTTGAGGCTGTATATAATGCTAATGATCAAATATTCATACCACAGTGGTCAATCATTGACACTGGTATAAAGGATGATGTTAATGGTGATAATATTTATTACACTCTTACTGACTCATATAATTATACTGTAACGGATGATGATGTTACGAATGGTTATATTGAATTTGATGTGGTTTTGAAACAAGGGGTTCCCGTAACATCACCTTTAACATACACGGGTTCTGATATAGTTGATAATCAGATTATCCTTCCGTTTAAGCAGTATGATATGGGAACATATCCTTATGATTTTTATACACCATCTATTGAGGTTCGTGTAGGAACTGGTCAGGATAAATGGGTTCGTATCAATGACTTTTTTGATGGTATTTCTGGTCTTTTGGGTGAAAATAATACCTATATGTTTTCATATGACAAATATAGACGATATGTTATAAATTTTTCTAATACGAGAAATATACCTGATGTGTCAGATTCTATTCTAGTTTATCCCATAGAAACGCTAGGTTCTCTTGGTGCTGTTACAGCAAACACATTTTCTGTTGATAGAGATTCAGTAGCTACACATTATATACAAGATAGAGGGATTAGACCGGAAACAACTGATATATTGGGGATTGAAACCCCTTTTATGACGAATTTAAGGACATCAACGGTTATTCCTGTTGATAACTATGTAATATATAATGTATCTGGTTCTTCTGGTGGTTCGGATCCACAAACAATAGATGATCTTAAAATATCAGGATCCTCTGCAGCACAAAATCAACAAAGAAATTGTACGAGATATGATTATAAGGGTAATCTTGAATCTAGAGGGGATGTGATTGTTGCCAATGCTTGGGGTGAACAAGAGGCGAATCCCGGAGCATTATATCTTGAAAACTATAACAAGGCATATATATCAGTTATACCAGCAGAGTGGTCAAATGGTGTTGCTAATAATGTAACGTTGAAACAATTAAGTGGTAGTGATATTGATGCTTATTTTACTGGTGGTGTGAATGTAACATTAGATTTCCCCCTTTCATATAATCCAGTGTGGGTTAATGATATATTATCATATATAGAGCCGAGAAAAATGATAGGTATATATGAGATATTTGTTACTCCCGAGGTGGTTAAATTTAGAATCGATTTTGGTCTTAAAATCAAAAGAACTTACAACTGGATAGAAGTCAAAGAAACAGTTCTTCGTAAATTAGAATATTACTTTTCCCCTGACAATAGAGAGTTTGGTGAGGTTATAGATTTTAGAGAAATAATCAATTATTTATTGGATCCTAGTGTAGCATCTAATACAGATGATTTTATGTTGGTTCGTGGTATAGATAGTTTGGTTATACGAGACATAATGATACATCGTGATCCTGAGTTGGTTGAAAGACTTAATGTTCAGAATGTATGTAATTTTATGGGTGGCAATATGATTGGTCAGTGTAGCAATACAAATTTCAGTGATGAAGCATCATGTAATGCTGCCGGTGAAGCGTGGAGTCTTGTGTGTAGCTTGGTTCCAGACTCAATGTATATTTACCCGGAGAATGAATTGAGTTATTTTCCTCATTATATAGATCTTGGGTATACACATAGCACTAACGATGAAACTTATAATGATCTATTACCCATACAATTAGGGTATAAACAATTTCCGCAGCTTGTTAAAGACTTGTGCGTATTTGTAAACGAAGGATAAGATAATGAATAATTTTTGTGATTCACCTTATTTTCTACTAAAAGATTTTGTACTGGAATTAACAAAGCCTTCAATTACTACAACAAACATTCCGTTGTATGTAAATCTCATACCTGAGATTAGGTTTAATGATATAATTTATGTCGGAAATGTTGATTATTATAATACCAGTAGACCCGGTGATCCTTTAGCAAAATATCCAAATTTCGATGAAGATGTTGATACTGCTAACATATTTGAGAATTCTAATCGTATCAATTGGAATGCTTTTATTGGTGTTAATGGTTTTGTTGGATATCACATTGATGACTTGAGTTTACCGGGTGTTGTGTTTAGAGGTCAAGAAAAATCTCTCATCGTTTCAGGTGGATCTCACATTGATCTTTATGCAAAAACTGATGATAAGTTTGTTGTTGTTAGGCTAAAGCCTTTACATGAGGAGCCTCTTGAAAAAACATATTTCCGTATGGATAAAGTGGAAATAAAAGTTCTGAATTATAATGGAACCTCTGTTAACTATGATTCTGAGTATACAGAAGGATATGAACCGATTTTACCTAATGGGTATCCGTCAGATACTGATGGGGATGATAGCTATGATGGGTCAAGATCATATAGATATCAGACGTATGATTATACGTATACCACAGAATTTGCTACAAATACAGTATTAGAACCGGGAACAGAATTATATTTTAGAAAAGATAGTTACTTTCATGAATGGTTGCGTGATGGGGATAAAGCATCAAAATTTTATAAGGATGCATTTGACGAAGATTTTATTGCGAGAAACTATGTAAACACTGATAAAATGTTTATATATTTCGGCAAGGTCTATAATTCTGATACAGAGAGTGATACAATTCCGAGATATCAAGTTGTTTTTAGTGGGTTAAAGGATTGGATTGCTAGTGCTTTGCCTCCAAACAATCGTAAAGAGTTGTTTATAGAGTTTCTTGATACATATTTTGATATGGTATATGGGGAAGGGTATCAACAACTCAAAGATGTTTGGTCACTTCGTGATGCCATGGAGTGTAATGAAACCTTTTTGAGTTACGTTCCAACATTTTATGGAATAGAAAGATACGATGATATTCCAACATGGTTTACCGATATATACAGAGAATATGCTCGTGATGTTGTATGGTTGCTGAAACGTAAAGGAACCTATGCATCGATGTATATCATTAAAGATCTTTTTTGTAGAAATACCGAAAATAAATTTGATGTATATGAGAGATGGCATGATAAAGATATTCAGATAGATAGTGAACCGTATTCTGGCGATTATCCCATAACAGTTCAAAGTGATAAATGGTCAGTAAAATCAACAGAAAACGGGATAACTACCGTTAATAGTACTCAAAGTACTATAACATTTGATATCCCGACAGGTCAAAGCTCTGTTGTTACTCTCGATAGAAATTTTATTGACAGCAGGGAAAGTTTTAGTCTTAGTACCTCGATGTCTCTTGAGACTGTAATACCTGTCACTGAGTATTCGGTTACAGGAGATCCTCAGATTCAACCCCCAACAAATATAAGGTTTAATTGTATATCCGGTATGTTGTTATGGGATGCTAGTACAACAATAGGTGTTACTTATACGATAGAAAAATCTAATAATAATTTTAGAGAATTTGAAACTGTTGTTGAGGATATAACGGACACCTCGTGGCTTATAGAGAAGTATGCATATGGCGATACGTATGTTCGTATTTTATCAAAAAAAGTTGCTGCGAACACAACAGAAAACAACACTATATCGATGTTACAGGGCAATCCGATATTATATGATTATGATGATGAACGTCTTGGAATATATCTTCATGGCAATGTGGTGTATTCATATCGACCACGATCCCCGGTACCTCAAACAATAAACCCGATAAACAATAATGGTGAGGGTTATATTTATAGTACTGATTATACGGCAACAGAAATTGATGTTGAAATAAATGCCGGTAGTGTTAGTGTTTTACCTTCAAATTCATATCAAGTTGGTGAAGTTTTAAGTTTGAGTGGATCTTCTGGTGGTACAGGGGCTTCTATTATCGTTAATAGTATCAACTCTAATACCGGTGAGATAGTGGGCTATACATTAAATAAAATTGGTTCAAAGGATTATACTGCAAATTCACCTTTTTTATTGAATAGTTCAGTTAGCACAGGAAAAGGTGCCGTTTTCAGGATTGACCATGTTTTGACTAGTTTGTCTTATAATGGGGTTCCATCACAACAGGGAAGTGATTACGGGTCGGGTGGTAACAATATTAATACTTCCGGTGGTAGTGGTGGTGGTCTTACAGTTAACTATCAAACTAATCAACATCAGGGTAAAGTACTAAGAGTATCAGCTTTATCTATTTCAAATGTCGTTCCTTATGATTCAGGTAATCATATTGTAAAGGTCTATAGCGATGCGGCGTTTACTAGTTGGAAAGGACTTAAGGTTTTAGTTAGCATAAGCACCACCAACGTGTGGTCACCTCTTAGTGTAGTTGACTCTGGATCCACCAACACGTATTCTAACAATGAGACTGGATATTTAAACGCTAATGAGTTTGGTGGTAGTGGTAGTCTCCTAGTTAAAATAACGACATCAACCGAAACAGACAGTAATACAACGGGAACTGATGGTGTGGTTCTGACTATGAAACTTTTCGAATCGGCTAAGTCTTATGATATACGAGATGTTGATGGTAAGTCTTATGATGACTATCCAATGCCCGCAGAAGGGTCGAATGTGGTTCCTTGGAGATCTAATGTACCCATTTACTACCCGTATAGTACCGACCTTACCATTGATAATACAAATAATTCTAATATGAAGATAAATTTTAGGATTGTTAATCAAAGAGCGGAAATACAGTATTTAGTTAATACATCAAATCATAAGGATACTTCCTATGATACCACTCATCCGACAAAATACTTTTTATATCCAGATCATTATATAATTACGGGTGATATTTGGGATAATCCCGTTCCGATTGTACTGGTTACTGATACTGTTTCGACATCAACTACGACAACAACTACTAACGAAACCGTTGAGTCGGTTTCGTTAGTAAGTCAACCAAACCAAACACAAGAATTTAATCCCGGTACATATATTGATACCGTATCAGGTGGTAGCGGGACTGGTTTGAGAATTTCATATACTATTGGTTCTGGTCCAATTATTAATAATGTAACGGTAATTGATAGTGGTAGCGGATATAATGTTAATGACTCAGTATATTCAAGTATATCCGGCGGTCCGAGTCCTGTTTATTTTGGAGTGGATTCACTTGTAAGTCAGGTTACAAGTGTTACAGTTGCTTCTTATGGAAATATAGATGATTATAGGACTGGTGACACTTTAACTATTGCGGCTGGTAACAATGATGCTACGTTTTCTATAACTAACGTAACCAAAGGTTCCGTTGATAGCGTTTCAATGACTAATCCCGGTGCAACTTTAAAGTATGATGGTACTGTTACTAACCATACATGGGATTTATATTATCGAAGGGCACTTGATCCCGCAGTTAGTGATAACGGAGGCACTCCAAATAGTTGGACTCGTGGTCCAAGTGTCACTACTTCTGGGTACATTCTTAGTGGTTCTTATGATATAGAAGATCGTAAAACATTGTCTATATCCAATCTATCTTCCGGTCAATATGAATATTATATAAGATATGTCGGACAATCCACAGTACCATTAACTGGTGTGTCTTCGTATATAAACCGTTCAGTTGCCAATGAAGCATTTGTTACTACATTTGGATGGGATAAAATATCCCATCCAGCAGAACAAGCTATTTATAACATAGTAGACAAAACTATAGATGAGATAGTAAGAACCAATGAATCTATGAGTAATGCCTCGACTGTTAATTTCTCTCTACCAACAAAAAAAGCCAATGCTTATTATTATAATAACAATGATGACATTTCTCCCGATAAAAGAGTTGTATTTATATACACCGAAAGTACACTTGCGTTAGTTAAGTATTATAATGAAATTGACAAAATGTGGCATGACGGAGCCAGCGGTGGATTTGTCATAGGAGACAGGGACACGAGAGTTAGACATGGTAATTATGTTTATGTGCAAGGATCCACCCTTGGTAAAAGTATCCACAGATACGATCTTGCCAATGACAGTTGGTTCACTGTAGCAACCAATTTGGATATGTATCAAAATTCTACACTTGTTGTTTATAATATGAATGGTGAGGATTATTTGTATTATTTGAGTAATATTTTTGATAGTAGGATTAATTATATACCGTTAGAGGGAAGTATTGTAGAATACAGTATAGACATGAATATGGACTTGTCATATAAAGACTGTAATGTAATGTTTGCAAAGAACAATAGAATGATTATAACTGGTGGCAATAGTTCGCCTATTCTTAATGTTCCATCTAACATTTATAAAATTAATATAAACCCAAGCGATGATAATGTAGGCGAAACACAAATTGTTGGTGAGGATGATTTGCCTAACGCTTTGATTCCAAGAACTTATTTTACATGGAGTAGAGGTGTAGATGAAACTCTTTCCGTCAAGGCTATTGGAGGAACGTTTGATCCTACAGGTAATAGTCTTGGATACAATCCTTATATTATATCTTTTGATGCTGACGCAGGAACAGGGACATTTCAATCATCAGGTGTTGAATTTAATACCTGTCCTGTATGGACAAGTACATCAACCTCTTCTATTTTAGGGTTTTTTATCAGCGCAACTAACTATAAAGGGGTTCCTGTAGACATTATCAAGGCGACTTTGGAGGTTTCCACCCCAACTATTTCGAATACAGGTGGTGGTATATGGAATGTTGAATTTACTTCTGACGCTACTATTGATGGTGCGCCTAGAACTTTTCGACAAGAAATTCAGTATAACCCACAATCAAGTCCAATAGAAACCATAACACCATCTGTTATATATGATTCTCTTAGAAGTAATATTAAAATAAGTTTTAATGGTGATGATACTCCTGATATAGATACTTTTGTTAGAGGTGATATAGGAAATAAATGGAGTTTGAGATATTCAGCAAACAACCCATCATTTGGTAGGATATTATTTAAAGTTAATGGTTTACATGTGGATTATGGATATTTCGGGGATTATACGATATTAAATAGTATAAATGATTTTGTTGATTATGAGTACACCGGTTTTTATAATCACAACGCTCCTGTGAGATACTATCCTCGCAATGCGGTCGAAGAATATCCGAATGAAAGGTTTAATGTTTATAACAATGGTGCCGTATTTTCCGTAAAACTGGATGATCCTAATAATAGAATATATTTCAAATTAAAGACATTTGATACTAATATAGGATCGTCTGTAGATGTTGTGTTTGAGTATGAAGTGTATCAGTCAAGTTTTGGTTCTGTGAGGAGTGTGTCACTTACAGGTGATGATTTAGACATTGTAAATGGTCGTATTATAGAAACATTTGACTTTGATAACGCTGAGGAGAGAACTTGGTCTTCGAATGGTGGTCTTATGAGAATTACCGTTTATGGTGACGGGGAATCAGAGGCAGAATATTATCACGGATTTACTGATCTTACCGAAAAAGTTCTTGTTCGGGTGAAAGTTATAAGTGTGGAAAGTGTTGGAACTGGTGATGTCAGAATGTCTATTGGTGATAGATGGTCTGTTGACGATGATAATGTTGTTTTGAAAAATACTGATATTCAAGATGAATATTTTTTCTCTACAAATATATTAAGTGATTTCACAAAGGACTATACAGTTGAAAGTATTATAGCTGATTTAGGATATCCTGATTGGGTTACCGGTTATCCTGATGGTTATATAAGCTCAACCAATGAAAGACTTTCTACGATGTATAGGGCAAGGTTGGGATTAAACCATCAACCACTGTCGGCATTAAAAATCATGCCAAAACAGATCGCTGATAATTTATATAGAAATTGGGAAATGACACGACCAGTTAATAGACAAGCTATATATGAATTTTTCTATGAACCGTCAACTGATTTGTTGAGTAAATATTATTCTATTTACACCGGTGAATATGCGGGTCAATCATTATCAAAAGTTATCGATAACGTAAAGTTTGATGATGATAATTATATCCATATACAAGGTGATGTATCATCTTCGTGGAGGGTTAAACATAACCTTGACAGTGAGGTTATAGTACATGCTATGGATGAGAATCAGATCGAAATTGTCCCTGAGTCTATAGTATGGGTTTCTTCTAATGTAATTAATATCAATTTCTCTGAAAGTATTCAGGGTATTGCGGTTGTAACAAAAGCTAAAAGTTGTGCTTATTTAAACTCAACTTATAGAATGTTTCATGGATTTGGTCGAAATGAAGTTTTTGTTCAGATAAGAAACAACACGACTAATGAAATAGATACTCCTTCAACCATAAACACTGTTACCAAGAATTTTGTGTATATACCTGAGATGGATGAGGGTGAAAGTTATGCATATCTTAGTAGGAAGGGTTTTGCTCAAACAACGGTTGATTTTGTCGACACAAAACCTTCGAGTACCTTCGTTGGAATTGTTCCTGGTGTTTATTCGGTGACCGTAAATGGATCTAGCGGAACTGGAATGCAGATAGATATTACATATTCCGGTGGAAAGATAGTATCAACGGTTATTGTAAATGAAGGAATTGGTTGGGTTGAGGGCGAAGAGGTTGTGGTTAATTATGACGACCTTGTTGGTTCTGGTGCAACATCAGGGAGCGTGACATATAAGGTTACTCTCGTGAACACTCATGAAGGTTTACCTGTTGATGCATCTATATGGACGTTCCCTTATGGATGCAGGGAGGGCGGTTCTTGTTCCATTGGTGATCATGGAACTAGAGGCGAATGTGAGAGTTCAGGTGGTGTGTGGACATCAAACGGCGAATGGTATTGGGATATATACCATGGATACAGTGAAAACCTTTTCATGGTCGATTGTTATGACTCTTCTAATGAAAAGATAGTACCATTAAATGTAGATATGAGTCCGTTGGATGAGAACACTAATCCTTATATAATTGTAACATTTAGTGAGGATATATCGGGTTTTGCTGCCATATGGCATGTTGGTAATCTTAATTCGTTTGCAGGTTTGATACCAAGATCCCCTGACGGGTCACTTTTACCTTTGGAGTGGAGAATTACTATCAGCGATGGTAGTAAAATTATATCATCATTTAAAGAAAATTCTGAATACGAAAGCAGATATAGATATAGTAAGATTCCTGTTGAATTTTGGGATGGTGATTTGAATAATAAAAACTTTGTGTATGGTGACACTGATTTTCAGGAAGAGGATGAATTTTGGTATTATTACACATTTACAGTAACAGATGAAGCTCTATCTCTTTTAAATGTCAGTGAATATGATATCCTTGACATAGAACTTATAAATACTGATATACCTCGTATTGATAAACAACAAGTTGCTGTCAGTAGGGTTAGCGGTATATATAAACCTTCTGGGGTTAACTTTGTATGTAGATTTAAAGTATGGAGAAACCCTTATGGGTTTGATTCAGCATTACAAGACCATTTGGATATCAATCTTCTTGATAACAATGAAGGATTCTTGTATATATAACGGAGGAAAGAATGCCCAAATTTTATACATTTAATGCGCCAGAAATAGGTTCTATTACAGGTGCAGAAATATTCACGATATATCAGGAGTATGATACTAAATCCGTCACATTGCAGCAGGTGTGGAATGAAATGCCATCACAGCCAATGTCTCTGTATAACTTAGATGATACTGAGTATTCACTCAAAACATGGAAAGATGTTACAGATCAGAGTACATATTGGCCTGTTATAACTGATGGTGTATGGAACGGGACTTATTATGAGCCTAGAGATCTTGGTGACGGTGGATGGTCGGACCTGTATATAAGAACGGGTGATTCTACTTGGGTTAAAGGTTTCAGACCAACACATGTAAGAATTACCCTTGGTGTGGATCCCGGCGATATTTATTTTCGTGTATATAATCCAAACCTTGATTATATTGTTGATGTTGATCCTTCTTTTGATAATATATTAGAGTCAGGTAAATCTTATAAAATAGGTTATCTGAATGGAATGGATATAGAAAGAATACGTATAGTGTCAGATACTGATAAATATTTTACCGTCGAGAAGATTGAATTTTTATATGGTAA